TTGTGGAAATAAACACCGCAATAGAAAAGATAATTTATGTAATAAATGCAGAAAGAAATTTACAAAAAAAGTAGAATATATTATTTTAAAATTTGATTAAATAAGTATATATTAAAAATTTTGTAATTTTAATATATAATGAAACCAAGAAAATTAAAAAAGGAAGAGATTGATTTATTTAAGACACATGCAAAACACCACAGCAAGAAACATATTGCAGAAATGAAAAAATTTATTACATCTGGTAAGGGGTGCTTCTCACAAGCTCATAAAGAAGCTATGAAAAAGGTAGGTAAGTAATTTTAAAATATTTGCATAATTTAATGAGAATACTTGAATTATTTAAAGGAGGTGGCTCAATTTCTAATTTTTTTAAAGATAATGAAAATATAGAAGTTATATCATTAGATATATTAGAAAAATATAAACCTTCTATTGTTTGTGATATTATGGAATTTGATTATAAACAATATGAACCAGGATATTTTGATATTGTATGGGCGTCGCCAGAGTGTAAAATATTTAGCATGTTACAAAATTCTTGGATTGGTAGAAAATGGAAAGATATGAATGAACTTAATAATGAAAGAGAAAAACATTCAAAATTTATAAATAAAACAATTGAAATTATTGAATATTTAAAACCACTAAATTATTTTATAGAAAATCCAGCATATAGTACAATTTGGAATTATATTGAAAATAAAAAATATTTAGATAATTTTATAATTGTTGATTATTGTTATTTTGGATTTGATTATAAAAAACCTACAAAAATATTAACTAATAGAGAATTAGAAAATAAAAGATGCAAATGTAAAGTTCATAAATCACGAATAGGAATCAATAATAAAAAATTTTTACATAAAAGACAATTTAAAGATACAAGTGATTTAATTGAGAGATATTCTATACCGCAACCATTATTAGAATATTTATTTAATGAAATATAAGTATTTAAATAAAAAATAAAATATAGTTATATTGTATATAATGCCGAAGAAAAAGACAAATAAAGAATTAATAGATAAATTTTTAGAAGATCATCAAAAAGAAAAAAAGGTTAGTGAGGGTACATTAAAAACATATAAAAATATTGGTGATAATCTACCATTTAATATTTTATCAAGTCAACCTACTATTATAAAAAAATTAAAAGAACTTTATGAAAATCCTAATACATTACAATTATATTTAAATATGATTATTTTAGTAAGACGATATAATGAAGAGGAAACTGATAAATTAATTAAATTAAGAAATAGTTTGAAAGATGAGATTATAAAAAACAGAAAAGAGAATTTAACAAAATTAGATGAATCGTTACCTAATGCTGATAAAGTATTTGAAGAATTAGATAAATTGAGTGGATTGAGATATATTATTAATTATTTAATGATGCATCATGCTCTTCGTAATAAAGATATTAATTTAAAAATTGTAAAAAGTATTCCAGAAAATAAAGATGAAAATTATTTAATGCATAAAGGACGAGTTCATTTAAATATTAATGATTATAAAACCGAAAAATCACACGGTTCAAAAAGTATTAAAATATCTGATGCACGATTTATTAAAGAATTAAAAAGTTTAGATCTAAAAGATGGTGATTATTTACTTGCTATGAAAAATGGTGATAAAATAAAAAATGTATCTACTTTTAATGATAAGATATTAAATTTAACTATTGATAAATTAGGTCAAAATAAATTAACTAAAATTGTTATTAAAGACTTATTAAATAATAAATCATTTGATAAATTAGAGAGCTTATCCAAAGACAGAGGAACAAGTCTATCAGTTTTATTAAAAAGTTATAATTTATCTAATGGTGTTAGTGATGATGAATCCAAGAAGGAAGAGGATTAATTAATATTCACCTTTATTACACCAAAATAATAATTCTTTTTCTGTTTCATATAATTTTTTTTGATTACAAATTTCACACGCACTTAATTCACAATCACATGACTCTTCTAAATAACTAGGATATACCCATTTATTTTCTCTACAATCTTCACATAAGGTAATTTCATATTCTTTTTTAGATTTCCACCTCGTATAATAATCACCAGCACCATCAGTATCTATTTTTCCACAATAAGAACATCTACAATCAAATAGATCTCCTGCATTACTTATTAGTTCTTCATATAGACAAGAATGACATGATGGAGCTGTTATAAATGAACGATTACTCATAGTATAAGCATATGATACTTGTTTCTCTCTATTTAACCATTCCTTACAAGTGCTACACTTGAACTCATCGTTAATGTTTTCACGCCATGTATTAATGCGTTCCTTGATACGGTCATTTTCAATACCTTCAATAATATAATGCATTAGTGCGGTCATCGTCTTACTATATGTTGCGGAATTATCTTTAAGTAGTTTGTCTTATGTATATAATAAGTATTTGATAATAAGTATTTGAAAATTTAAATACTTATTATATATATATGAGTGATATAATACAACCTATCAGAAGTTTTATTTTACATATTAGATCAAAGGATAGTGAGTTTAGTCCTAATAATCTTAATAGTCATCTATTAGTTGATTTGAAGGAGAGAATCTCAATAGATAAACGAAGTGAAGAAATACACATGGTAGTTGAGAGTGCTGAATTACCATATTCATTTTATAATGTTAGTTCTAATGTTGAAAATGATAAAGTATTATTTAATAGTAGTACTAGTTACACTATTGCTAATAAAAATTATACTGCTACTGAATTAGCAAAAGTATTAACTAATGATGATGCATTTCCATGTTCAGTTACATATAATAAATTTACTATGAAATTTACTTTTACAAATCAAGCAGTAGGAACAACAACTCTTAATTGGAGTGGTTCAACAGCAAATAAATTATTAGGGTTTGGTTTTGGTGATGAAATTCCAGATACAGTTTTAGTTGGTTCTGGTGCAAGTGCTGAATCTAGTAATGTAATTGATTTAGCATCAGTTCATAGTGTATTTGTTAAATCTAATACATCTGGTAGTAATGTATTCTCTACTAGAAAAGGTTTCTCTCAAATTATTCAAAAAATTTCAGTAGATCAGAATTCAGGGTATATTATTTATCTTAATAATAACGACCACAGACAACAAACAGTATTATATAATGATATTGATTTTTTAGATTTACGATTAACAGACCAAAATGATAATTTAATTAATTTTAATGGTGTTAATTTTGAAATAGGTATATCATTTTATATTTATCCATTACAAAGTAAAAAAGTAGAATTAGCTATTGATCCTAGAAGAGTAGTACCAGTTAATCAAAATAGAATCGTAAGTCAACCATTAAATACATCTCAATTTCGTAGAAATAATATAGATATAATAAGACCTATTCAAGAAGATATTAATGTTGTTAATGAAGAAACAGAGTTAGAACATGAATCCAAAAAATTTATATTTGATGAGCTAATTAAACAGATGAGGAATTAATTAAATCTAAATGTTTTTTTGTTTTTCTATGTCTTTGAATATGTCCTCTTGTTGATTTAATACCACATTCACATATAATAATTTCTTTTTTTTGATTTTTTATTAAATCTTTATTTTTTTCATATAATTCTTTGTTTTTTAAAGAGTATTCATCTTTATTTTTTTTGTATCTTTTATTATTTTTTTTATTAATTTCATTTTTATTTTTATCATAATAATCTTTATGATATTCTAAAATTTCTTGTTTATTATTTTCATAATATTCTTTATGAGTTCTTGATGGTATTTGATTATTTAAACTTGATTCTAAAAGTTCTATATAATATCTTTCTCTTTTTAATTTTTCAATTTTACTATCACATACAAATCTCTCTAATTCAAGTATTTTCCAGTTTTTTATACCTCCATTATCTCGTATAAAATTATATACAGGTAAATTATACTCATTACTAGATTTATTATTACAATTAAATCTATGACTACGAAATCTTCTTTTTAAATCATTAGTGCTTCCTACATAACAATCTTTAATATTTTCATCAAGACATTCAAGTTTGTATATGATGCATTCCATTCTTAAATTATATTAAAGAATTATTTTTAAGTCAATTTTCTTTTATAATGGTAAATAAAATATTTTGTTATATTTAGTAAAAATTATATGTTATTTAATGTAAATTTTTTTATTTACATATATTAATATGTCTGATAGTGAAAGTGATAGTTCAATTGAACCTATTGAAGAAGAGAAAGAAAATGTTAAAATTCCTTCTACAAAGAAGAAAGAAAGAAAAATAAAAAAAATAATTTATGAAACTGATGATGAAGTTGAAGAAGTTGTTGAAGAAAAAGTTGTTAAAAAAGCACCTACAAGAAAGAAGACAGAACCTAAACAAAAAACAATTATTAAAGAGAAAGTGGTTTATATGATTCCTACAAAAGATGGTGGATATAAAAAAGTAAAAAATCCAGAACTAACTAAACGAGATTTAGTAAGGATTGAACGAGAGAAAGAACTTGAAGAAAAAGAAAAAGAACTTGGTAAACGACTTCTTGCAAAAAAGAATGGTAAACTAGATAAACGATCAGTAGGAGGAAAAACACGCAGTCCAGCTCAAATAGCAGCTACAAAGAAATTATTAGAAGCTAATAAAATTCGTAGAGAAGCAAATAAGAAAATTAAAGATCATGAAAAAAAAGAATCAACAAAAAAATTAGTAAAGGAGAGCGTTCGTGAAGTGGTTTCAGAACCTTTTTATGAACCTAAACATATTAAAAATCCAGAGCCAGTTAATCCATATTGGGGTAAATTGTAAAAAGTAAAAATAAGTAAAAATGAAAAAATAAGTGATTTTGGAGGGTGTTTATATAGTATTCTATACTATTTTATATTTTCTATCTTTTTTATTTTGCTCTACCCCTTTTTTTGTTTTACTTACTTTTTTACTTTTTTACTTATTTTATATATTATTTATTTCTTTTATTATATTTCCTTATTGAAAAGGTAATAAAAAAGTAAAAAGTAAAATAAGTAAAAAATAAGTAAAAATAGAAAATTAAGTAAAATTAAGTAAAATTTTTAATATTATAGAAAATTTATAATATTAAATATACACATACATATAAAACTCGTTTATATTTCAATCTCTTCTTTATTAAAATAATCATATAAATTATTCCAATCAAGAGCATTTTCATCATACATTTTAAAATCAAATCGTTCAAGATGTTCTAATACTTTTTTATTACTATCACCAAACCAACACATATTACAATTTATTTGTTTTCTTGTAAAAATACAGTTATGTTTATCCATTACCTTTCTAATATCACCCTTTCTAATTTCTTCTCGTCTATCTAACACTAATTTAGATATTAACGCTGATTTATTATTTAAATCACTTTGTTTCATTACAAAAGGTTCATCTAATTTTGTATCGTCTACATGATTCTTGATATATTGATAAATCCATAATAGAGGAGCTGATATATTTCTAGTTGCAAGAAAATTTTGAGTTTCTGTGTTAGGTTTATCTCTTTTTGGAGAGAAATCTTCAATATCATAATCTAATAAATATGAAAATAGTTTATTCATCATTTCATCGTTACCTATTTTATTTTTATGTAAATCCTTCCAATATTCAAAATATTCTTTATTAGCCATTTCCATATTTGTTTCAACAATAAAAAATCTTCTATCAGTAGGACTAAAAACGATAGGACTATATCCATTTGATAAAATAAATAATCTGAAATTTTGAGGTCTATTTCTTGAACTTATATATTTCTCTCTAATTTGTAATTCATCACTAGTTATAAATTCTTTTAGATCTTCAATATATTTCATACCATCTTTACCTTGAACTTCATTCATTCCAATTATTAATTTATTACTAACAATACTATTATATGTACCAAATAAATTATCCATTCCTTTACCTCTGCATAGTAAATCAATTCCGATTAATCCACTAATAATATCAAGCAAACTATCTTTACCTGTTCCTTCAATTCCTTTTAATACAATTGCAATTTTTGGATTTTCAGTAGGTTTCTGAATAATATGAGCTAAAAATGATTTTATATATTTTCTAATTTCATCTGTTTTATAAACATTATTTAAATATTCATCAAACCATTTAACATCATCTTCATTATATTCAGTTCTTTTTGATTTAAAACCTTTAAATAAATTAAAAATTTCTGGTGATGTTTCATTTACTTCGCTGTAAGGTAAAAATGATTGTTGTTCGTAATCTTTGCGTTTTGGATCTTTTATCCACATAGAAACAAAATTTTCTGGTAATCCATGTTCATTAATAATTCTTACATTTTGATAATCTCTTACAACATGTTCATAAGTCATAGTTTCAAATGAATCATCTTTTAATTTTTTTACAAAACAACCTTGCGTTGTAATATAAGAAAATATTTTTTCAAATTTATCTTTTTCATAATCATATATAGATGGTAGTTCATAATCATCATCATATTCATAAGGAGATTCAAATGGTTTTAAACTCCATTCAATATAAAAATCTTTTGTAATTTCATTTAATTCTTCAATATCTAATTCTTCTCTTGAAATAAAACCATCATACATAGGAATAGAACACGCATTAGGATATACATCTAATACATTTTGTAATATTCTATTTTCAAAATACATAAAAATATTACACATTTTAGAACTCAAAATATTTTTACCTCTATCTTTTTTAGGTTTAAATTCTTCATTAGAGAGATAATCTTTTGATATAATACCTTTATATATTTCAACTAGTTTTTTTTTATTTTGTTGTATTTCTTCAAGAATAACTCTGATTGTAGGATCAGTATTTTTTGCTGGTGGAAGCTTATCTCTATTCATCATAGATAAAAAATCTTTTTTTTCAATACCACCATCTTCAAGTAAACTCTCTCTTTCATCAATATATAATTTTATCATTTTACAAGGTAATTCATTTGTTTTACATAAATAATATAAAATAGTAGGGTGAGCGTTTTTCATATCATAATCATACATTCCATCTCTAATTACAAAATCACGATGCACTTTTGAAAGTTGTTGTATACCATTTCCTTTAACATAGGCACGATGAGAACTATATTTATATTGTCTTTCAACAACACCAATATCAGTCTTATCATCACTATCTTTCATTTTATTTAATAAATCTTCTAAAATACTTTTAAGTTTCTTTGATAATTTATTTCTTTCAAATTCATCTGGTATATCGTTATATTGTGTAAGTTCATATTTATTAAGACTATAAAGGTATTCAACATTCTTTTTATTAAATTCTTCTGAATAGCTCATTTTATTCTGGTTAGATATTATATTCATTTAATATATATCAAGAAAATATATTTAAGTTAATTCCGCAATTAATTAATATATTTTAGTTTTTCAATTTTTAGTTTTTCCTAAATATTTAAGAAAAATTAAAATAAAAATATCTAATCAATTAATTTCTATTTTTTTAAGTTGTTCTAGAATCGGTAGAACTTTTTTAATCAATAGTCTATTTTCAGTAAAAAATTCTACCTCATCATCTTTAATAATAATACCATAATTTATTTTCCAATTCTTTTTCATTTTTAAAATACGGTCATATTCACGACGAATTTGTAACCTCTCCGTTTCAGTCTTATAGTCGTATTTTCGTCTTTTATCAGCAAAACTACCATCATCTAATTTTGCAAATTCATAATAGATTTCTTCATCACTTTCAGATTTCATACTTATATTATAACAAGATAATTTTTTATATCATTTTTCCTTAATGTTTTAATTAATAAACACATTCAGTATCACTCATTTTTCTCTTGCAGTGCTGGATATTTTCACCTTTCATTCCTCCAACAGATTTACCACAATATAAACATTTATTTCCTAAATTAATACAATCAAATCTTATATGTTCTGGTTTTTTTTCTAATTTTTCAAAAGTTATTATATAACTTCGTTGAAACCATGTTGGTACTTGTGTTAAAATTATTTCTGTTATATAAAAATTATATTTTTCTGCTAGTGTTATTCTAGGTGGTGTTAATGAATACATACCAATAATATATTTAATTTTTTTATTGCATATTTTAAAAGAATGTTCTAACCATTTTGTAAGGAGAGAATATGGTGGATTTCCATATATAGAATCTACATTTTCAGTAAAATCAAAAAAATCTTTATTTTCTGTAATTTCACAATAATATTTTTTTTCATTTTTAAATGAATTATAAAAAACACCTTTACCAACACAAGGATCTAAAATAGAATAATTATCATCAATATCTTCTATCATTATATCTACTATTTTTTGAGGTGTATATACTATATCATTTTTTTTTATTTTATTTTTAATTTTACTCATAGTCTTCGCAGACATTTATATTATTAATATATTTTAATTTTTTAATCCATATCCAAAAAAGTTAATTTTAAAATTAGTTGTAGTGGTAGAGTTTGAGCTGTATATGAATCAGCT